CAATAAAACTACCAACCAATACTCCAGGCGGCAAGAAGAACTTCAAAGTAACACGCACACAAGGTGACGAAGTTGAAATTGAAGATCCGCAAGCCAAGCCAGGCGAACCAAAGAAAATGACTTACAAAAGTGCAGATTTACAGAGGGCCGCTGAACAATGAAATTGAATGAACTAGTAAAAGGATTTGAAATATACACAACTAACGAAGAAAAGTCTTTACTTGACAAGTTAGAAAAACCGTGTTATATTGAGTTTTTTACTGAACGTGAACAGATTGTCTTAGACAACCTGGTTCGCAAAAGCCTAGTTTCTAAAGTCAATTACAAGGGAGCCTTATTGGTTGTTGGACATGAGCACTCGTAGCACAGCAGATACATTACAAAGTTTAGTCGATAAAATTATTCCGCAATATACTTTGCCTTACAAAGAAGGCAAGACAATACGTATTGGTAAAATGCTTGTTCGTCGTAGTACAAGGCATGGGTACATAATTGTAGACACTGAGGATAATGCTACAGTATCGACAGCAGATACCAAGCATGGTGCAGTAGCAATTGCTAAAGCTAGTCTTGGTGGACATAGAATTGATCAACTACAACAAAAGGATCACAATGCATCAAAACATTTAAACGATGCAATGCACTATTCATACATTATCGATAGAACCAATGACGAAAATAAAAAATTAATGCTAGAAATTAGGCTAGAAGTAGCAAAATCAGAGTTAGAAAGCATTAATACAGATCTAGAATCATACATTTTAAAACACTAGTGATAAATACTTTTAATAAAACATCAGGATGGACCCATGATTATTTCAGAATTTGCAAAACCAGTAACAGCTAAGACACTTAATGAAAGTCTAGCAAAACGCTTCGGCGCTAAACTTAACCTAGAGAAGTTTACTCTAGAACAACTACAAAACGCTCGTAACAAATTGCGTACACAAGTATTCAATGTAGAAACAAATGAAAGTTTTGATAACGTACATAACGAAACATATCAAAAATCAAAACTAATGCTCGACGTATTAAATGCAGAGATTAGTGAGCGTGGTGATATTGAATTTGCCGAAGAAGCACAAGTTAACGAAGGTGCAGAAGACCAAGCAGAGCTAGTAATGGCAGCTAAAGAAATGGTTGATCGTTTAACTGGTTGGATGGAAGACACAGCGGAAATGCAAACAGAGTCCATGCTAGAACTAGCAGATGCTATCCGTGACGAAATGGGTGCTGAAGCAAGCGAAACATTTACAAACACTATCAAGCCAGCACTAGACAGTTTATACGGTGCAATGGAATCAACCCGTGTTGCACTAACATCAGGCGTAGGCCAAATCACAGGTGAAGGCGGAGATGACATGATGGGTGCTGATCCAGACATGGACGACATGGACATGGATATGGAACCAACTGACGACATGGGCGACACAGGCGATATGGACATGGATGACATGGACGATATGGCAGCATCCGATCCAGCAGCAGGCGGCGAAGATATGCCAGATGAAAGAGAACAACGTGAAAGCGTTGATCCACGCAAACTAGCAAAAACACTTTCAAAAAAAAAGTAACTGAAGCTATCAGAACTGACAAGCTCTATCAAGTATTGGCCCTGTTGAAAGACAAGGGCCAAACCTCTATTACAATGGACGAAATTAACGAGTACATGTTAAACATGGGTGCTCCACAGTTTAGTTACGATATGCTAAAAGCAGCATATGATACAGATGCTAGAGTTAACGAAATTATCAAAGACTTTACCCAAGACACACTTGAATTAAAAACAAGCGAAGTTGATGACTTAGATCCTAAAGATAAAAAGCGTGACAAAGATAAAGTAGGCAAAATGGCTAAGAAAGCTACTAATGTTGGTAAAAAATTATAGGTTGACAATTGGACCAGATCCAATTATAATCTAAGTATGACATTAATAAAACCTAAGTACACGTATGAAAAACTAAAGCGTGTAGAAGTTGGCGGCAAGCGCAGATATGCTGCACCCGGCGGACCTCCTGTAGCAAGTGTAACAACAATCCTTAGCGGCACCAAAGACATGAGCCATCTTATTGCCTGGAAGAAACGTGTAGGCGAAAAGAAAGCACAGGAAATCGTTACTGAAGCAAGTGGTGTTGGTACACGTATGCACAAGTATCTTGAAGACTATGTTGATAATGGTGTATGGACAGAAAGCGCAGGCAGCAATCCATACGCACAGCAAGCATATCAAATGGCATGTGTTATACGTGATGAAGCAATGCTTGATGTAGATGAAATATGGGGCAGCGAAGTTCCTCTTTATGTTCCTGGTATCTATGCTGGTACTACTGATCTTGTAGGACAATACAAAGGCAATCCTTGTATTATGGATTTCAAGCAAACCAACAAGCCTAAGAAGCCTGAGTGGGTAGAAGACTACTATCTACAGCTTACAGCATATGCACTAGGACATAACGAAGTGCATGGTACAGACATACGTGAAGGACACATCTTTATGTGCAGTCGCGGCTTGGAGTATCAGCAGTTTGACTTGTGGCCAGATGAGTTTGCAGAATGGGAACAAGAGTGGTGGAATCGCTGCCGCCAGTATTATGAGAAACATGGATGAAGACAATTGGAGTAGCAGGAGATAGTTTTATGTCTGCAAGACAAGACTATCCGGGTCAACACTTTACACAGCATATCGCTATACATTATGCTACTAACTATAAAACATTTGCTCGAGGCGATTGTAGTAACACACTCATAAGATATCAAGTCAATCAGCTTATTGAAGATGGAGTTGACTTTATCTTTTGGGGTTCAACTCAAGCTGATAGAATAGAAATCAAAGCTGAAAGAGCCCAAGGACATCCTCCTAACTTGTTTGATTTTAATTATCAAGGACTAGAAGATGTTAGTAGTTTAGATTCACGTTTTAAAGAATATCCAAGTATTATTTCGAACAGTTTGACTAGTCTGCTACAACACGATGTTCCAAAGGTTGTTAAAAATATAAAAACATTCTTTGTTAAGAACTACGAATGGAGATCTAAAGCAGATCAAGACGCTTGGATTATACACAGTACATGGGCTACCTTGGTTAGAAGCGGAATACCTTTTGTTTTTATTCCAGCACCTGATTTACAAATTAAACCTAGATTAAACGATTTACTACCAATGGATGCAAAAAATATTATAGATGATTATCCATTGAGTCCACACACTTGGGAGCAAACCGAAGTAACTCCGTATCACACTACAAAACTTGCGCAAGAAAACGGTTACGGCGATTGGGTGCAATCAGGACGATTGGATAAATACTTAAAATGATCACTAGGAGTATAACATGGCCATTGTTCAAATTTCTCGCATACAGAACAGACGCGGTAGAGAACTAACTGAAATTGGTATTCCGCAGTTAGCCGGCGGCGAAATTGGTTGGGCAATTGATACACAAAAGATGTATATCGGTAACGGTGCAGTTAGCGAAGGCGCCCCAGCAGTTGGTAATACTGAAATTCTTACACAACACAGCGATATCTTTGCACTAGCTAATTCTTATATCTATAAGAATACTAGCAACCTTTGGGGTTCGACTGCAAAGATAGCACAAACACTTGAAGCTAAACTTGATGCCACAACAACAGTAATTGACTTTGGTGCAGTTGGAGATGGACTTGGTACTGATGATGCGCCGGCGTTCCAAGCAGCAATTGATGCACTTTATTTACGTAGTCTAATAAGCAAAGAAAAAGTAACTCTTAAGGTGCCAGCAGGCGAATACATTCTACGCAGTACAATTTACATTCCGCCACTTGTAAGTTTGGTTGGTGACGGAGTTGGTAAAACTATACTTTACACCGAATCAGATACTACAGCTACCGCAAGTACAAAACCAATGTTTGCATTTGCAAACGGTAATGCCCAGCCTGGTGTTTATACAGGGTTAGCACAAACAGTTCCAGTAACAAGTTCTGATACAACACAAGTAAGACACAATAATATCAGCGGAATGACACTACGCAACAATAGATTTAGTGCAGTATTCCAAATGCGTGAAGTTGCACGTAGTAACTTTAGTGATTTAAAAATTGAAGGTGTGTGGACATTTGGCGGCGACTTTGGAGATGCTGACGAAAGTTTTCACGTAGTGTTTGATATGATCGGCACTGGTAATGCACAGTGCATTGAAAATACGTTTACAAATATTGATTGCGATAACTTCTATCACATTGTTGAAGCACCGCACGATGCAGATAAAAATGTATGGACAAATATCAATGCAAGTATTTGTTGGCAAGCATTTGTAATGGGCGTAGGATCATTAAATAGTGCAAATGGATTTGCGACTGGTCCTAGTTATAATATTATTCAAGATAGTAAATTTGATCTAGTTTATAGAGACACACTTCTATTTGAAAATGGAAACTACAACACCAGTCAAAACAATACATTCTTAAACTGTGGCAACGATGGTGGCGACGAAGGCCAATGTGTTACACCTGTTATTAGTTTTACAAATGATATGGACAACAAGACTGAAAACGATCACTTCCAAAGAACACTACGTTTGTCACCACATAGATCAGCAGGCGATAGTAGTATAATTGATCCGCACATTGGAACCAACTACATAGCTGATGTTGCAGGTAGAGTAAATTTTGATAACAAAACACGCCATTCAATCACTATCGGAAATACACAGGTAGATGGTGGCACAGATCCGGTTGACATTCTTAAATTACCGTTGTATAATGAAGGAGTAGTTTACTTAGACTATCTTTACGAAGGACAACGAGTAAACGGCGTAGATGCAGACATTTATTTAAGACAGACAGGAACTATGGAATTTCATTACGATAGTAACAACACTACCTTGCTAGTGAATCAAACAACTGATTTTACAGGTGACACAACTTATCTAGCGAACTTTGTGTTTTCAGCAGTAACAGACGACATCGACGGTTCGTTATCGCCTAGCATTGTTGTTAAGTGCAAAAACCTAACGCCATTAACAGAAGACCTATTCACTTACTCTTACCGTGTACGTGCGTAGTTATGTTTGATAAAAATATTGAAGACCGGCTTCGTGCCTGGTATGATTTTAGACAACATCTAGAAACAGATGAACAGCCTTTTAAAAGCACAGTAGAGTTATATAATACTGCGCCAATATCTGCTTTTTGTATTGATCCGTACACTCCTTCGAACTGGCCAACTCCTTGGGAACTACTTGAAGAAAACAAGTACGATGAGTTTGGATATATTTTAGGAATTGGTTACACTTTAGGGTTAACTGAACGTTTTTCTACTAGTGTCAAAGAGATACATATTACACAAGACAAAGATAGATCCACTTCACATTACTTGTTTTTTGTTGACGATAATGTGATTGGATATGACCGAGGAAGCATCATTAAAAAAGAAAATTTACCCGACAATTTAGTTGTCGAATCAGTATATTCGTTACCGAACGAATACTAAATACCAAACATTGATAGAAGGAAAAGAGAGAATGATTCAAGTTACCAAGCGCAACGGCGATAAAGAAACACTAGACGTAGAAAAGTTACACAAAGTTGTATTTTTTGCATGTAACGACATTACAGGAGTTAGCCCAAGCGAGGTAGAAATTAAAAGTCAAATACAATTTTTTAATGGTATGAAGACAAGCGAAATTCAAGAAACTCTTATCAAAGCAGCAGCAGATCTTATTAGTGAAGAGACTCCTAACTATCAATATGTCGGTGGTAGACTTATCAATTATGCATTGCGTAAGGAAGTCTATGACGGCTACGATCCTTGCCATGTAAAAGAATTAGTTGAACGCAACATTGAAGCTGGGTTTTACGATCCTGAATTAATTACAAAATACAGTGACGAAGAGTGGGATAAAATTAATAATTTTATTAAACACGAGCGTGATGAAAACTTAACTTATGTTGCTATGGAACAACTCCGTGGTAAGTATCTTTGTCAGAACAGAGTAACTGGTGAGATATTTGAAACACCGCAGATGTGTTACATACTTATAGCAGCAACATTGTTTGCAGATTACTCAGTAGAAACTAGACTAACATGGGTAAAGGAATATTATGATGCTATTAGTTTACACGACATTAGTTTGCCTACTCCTGTTATGGCAGGTGTACGCACGCCGCAGCGTCAATTCTCATCTTGTGTCCTTATTGAAACTGACGATAGTCTTGATAGCATTAATGCTACTACTAGCAGTGTTGTAAAGTATGTAAGTCAAAAAGCAGGCATTGGAATTGGCGGCGGCAGTATCCGTGCTATTGGTTCTCCAATCCGCAAGGGCGATGCTTACCATACAGGTATTATTCCTTTCTACAAGATGTTTCAAGCAGCAACAAAGTCATGCAGCCAAGGCGGTGTGCGTGGCGGAGCAGCTACAATTTATTATCCTATTTGGCATTTAGAAGCAGAAGAAATGCTTGTGCTAAAGAACAACAAAGGCACAGAAGAAAATCGTGTGCGTCATATGGACTATGGTGTACAGTTTAACAAACTAATGTATGAAAGACTTGTTACAGGCGGCGATATAACTCTTTTCTCGCCTAGTGATGTACCGGGCTTGTATGATGCGTTCTTTGCAGACCAAGATAAATTCCGTGAGCTATATGAAACAGCTGAACGTAATACACGACTACGCAAAAAAACTATTCCCGCCGCACAACTATTTGGTAGCTTTATGGAAGAGCGTAAGAACACAGGTCGTATCTATCTACAGAATGTTGATAATGCTAATGACCACGGCGCATTCCTTCCTGACGTTGCACCTATTAAACAATCAAACTTGTGTGCAGAGATTGACTTACCAACAAAGCCATTAAAGAGTTTTGATGACCCTGATGGTGAAATTAGTTTGTGTACGCTGAGTGCAATCAACTGGGGTAATGTTAGAACTCCGGCAGACTTTGAACGTGTAGCAAAACTAGCAGTACGTGGACTTGATGCACTACTAGATTACCAAAACTATCCTATCCTAGCAGCACAGTTATCTACAGAGAAACGCCGTCCTTTAGGCGTTGGTATTATTAACTTTGCATATTGGTTAGCCAAGAACGGTCTTGATTATCAAAATATCGATGCTGAAGGGTTAGCAATGGTAGACGAGTATGCAGAAGCATGGAGTTACTATTTGATTAAAGCAAGTGCAGACCTAGCAGCAGAAGTTGGCGCACCAAGTGGCAACATGGAAACAAAGTACGGACACGGTATTACACCTAACCAAACGTATAAGAAAGACTTAGACGAGTTGGTGCCGCATGTTGAGCGTATGGATTGGGATGCACTTAGAGCACAGCTAAAAGATACAGGCATTCGTAACTCAACACTAATGGCACTTATGCCAAGTGAAACAAGTGCGCAGATTGCAAATGCAACCAACGGCATTGAACCTCCACGTAGTTTGATTAGTGTGAAGCAATCAAAGCACGGTGTTCTTAAACAGGTTGTACCAGAGTACAAGCGTCTAAAGAACAAGTACGACCTACTGTGGGATCAGCAATCGCCAGAAGGTTACTTAAAAATTATGGCAGTGTTGCAGAAGTACATCGACCAAGGCATCAGTGTAAACACAAGTTACAATCCAGTGTTCTATGATGATGAAAAGATTCCAATGAGTACAATGCTACAACACATGCTTATGTTTTATAAATACGGTGGTAAGCAACTGTATTATTTTAACACACACGATGGTCAAGGCGAATTAGATATCAACAAAATGATGGGTGCAGAAGCTTTACCAGAACTTGAATCAGCTGACGTCGAAGACGAATATTGCGAAACCTGCGTTATCTAGTTGACAAACTAGAAAACATATGCTATAACTTAAAAAAAGGATACACACATGAGCGTTTTTGATACAACAAATAAAACTGATCACACAAAGGTTCTAGCGTTTTTGGATCCGTCGGGCGGTCCGACTATCCAACGCTACGATACACTAAAATATAAGAGCTTTGACGGGCTAACTGATAAGCAACTTGGTTTCTTTTGGCGACCAGAAGAAGTTGATGTAACCAAAGACAGCAAGGACTTTAAAGCACTTACTGACCACGAGCGTCATATCTTTACAAGTAATTTGAAGCGTCAGATCCTGTTGGATAGTGTACAAGGTAGAGCACCAGTAGAAGCATTTGCTCCTATTGTGAGCTTGCCAGAGATTGAGAACTGGATCCAGACATGGACATTCAGTGAAACAATTCACTCACGTAGTTATACACACATTATTCGCAACGTATACAGCAACCCTAGTAAAATCTTTGATGAACTAATGGACATTGAAGAGATTGTAGATTGTGCTGGAGATATCTCAAAGTACTATGACGACTTGATTGAGCAAAGCATGTGGTACAACTTGTTAGGCGAAGGCACTCACACAGTCAATGGTAAAAAGAAAACAGTTGATTTATATGAACTAAAGAAAAACTTGTGGCTTACACTAATGAGTGTAAACATCTTAGAGGGTGTGCGTTTCTATGTATCATTTGCGTGTAGTTGGGCATTCGCTGAACTAAAGAAAATGGAAGGCAATGCTAAAATTATTAAACTAATTGCTCGTGATGAAAACTTGCACTTGGCAAGTACACAAATGCTACTAAAGATTCTTAAAACAGACGACCCAGACTATGCTAAGATTGCAAAAGAAACAGAAGCTGAATGTATTCAGATGTTTGTAGATGCAGTTGATCAAGAGAAAGCATGGGCAAAGTATTTGTTTAAAGACGGCTCAATGATTGGTTTGAATACTGAACTACTAGGACAGTACATTGAATGGATTTGCACACGTAGAATGACTAACGTAAATCTAAAGTCGCCTTATAGTGTAAAGAATAACCCACTGCCGTGGACACAGAAATGGATCTCAGGTGCAGATGTACAAGTTGCTCCACAAGAAACAGAGATTACAAGTTATGTTTCAGGTGGCACAAAGCAAGATGTTGAAGCAGATACATTCAAAGGCTTTAGTCTATGATTGAGGTATGGGGTAAAGAGAATTGTGTGTTTTGCAACAGGGCAAAAAGCCTATGCGAAACACGGCAGTACGAGTACACCTACAAACAATTAGACGTAGACTTTACTAGAGAACAAGTTTTTGAAGTATTTCCAAATGCTAGAACATTTCCTCAAATTACAGTCGGTGGCAAAGCAGTTGGCGGCTATGATGAATTTGTAAAATACTTAGAAGATACTGGATATAACGGAACAGGGTATACTTTATAATGGCACTTCGTAAACCTCGAGCAACAAAAACTAAGATGAAAGTTGCTGCAAAACGAGCAACAAAAATTACTAAAAAGCGTAAAAAATAAATGGCATTCCTGTACAACGACAAGGGCGTACTGTTTTTCTTTAACAAGTGTGGCACTACTATGTTGCGACATACAGTGTCAAAAGACTATGTTTGGGTCGAGCATGATTCGGCTTATCCAGCAGCAGGAAGAACTAGTGTAAAAGAATATATGAGGCGCACTCCAAACAGAAAGCCAATGTATATTTTAGTTCGCGATCCAATAGAAAGATTTATTAGTGGTTACTGGCACTACTGGAGGCATTGGAATCACAATTTTGACAGGACAAAATATTTTGTAGATAATCGCCATCTGCCTTCTAAACTAGTAACTGAATACACATTTGATGTACATATGAATTTAGTAAAACAATATGATAATGTAAAACTTGCTGATTTTAAAAGAAATCCAGCATCGCCATTGGCACATGATTCTGCTTTCTTTCGACACTGTGTACACGATATTGGCGATGAATATACCGATGATATGGAAATAGTAAGACTAGGTACAAAAAGTAAGAATCCGTTTCTCAAGACATTATTAAGTACTACTAAATTTAATGCAAAAGACGGCCCAGGAAACCATTACAACTACCCAGATTTAGAAATAAGTGACGAACACTTAGAATACATACAAAATAAGTTTAAAAAAACAAAAGAAAGATTTGGATACGAATGATTATCGAAGCACCATACAAAACAAACGATACAATTACAATCAAAACAACCAGCGGCGACGAAGTTGTTGCACGTTTTGTTGAAGAAAACGACAAAACTATTACAGTTAGTAAGCCCCTTGCACTAATGGCAACACAGCAAGGAATGGGTCTAGCACCATTTGCATTTACTATTGCACAGGATGCAAAAGTACCGATAAATAAGAGTACAGTGATGTTTGTGTGCAAAACAGAACCAGAAATGGCCAAACAATATATGACTAGCACCACAGGCATTCAAATGGCCTAGGAGTATAAATGCCTCAGTTAGTTACTGACAAATATAAACATGTAGGACACGCAAGTCCTACTCCAAATCCTTTCCACCAAACAAAATATGTTGCCTCACAAACCAGCGTATTTGCTGGATTAGGTAACGTAATTAGAGATGGAGATGCAACATCATGTGGCGATCCAGTAGTAGGCACAAGTCCAAACGTATACTGCGAAGGCGAACTTGTTCATAGATCAGGCGATGCCACAGGAGGACATGGTAGTTTTCCAGCAAACTCGGCTCTCAACGGTGTTGCGTCTGTGTTGGTAAATGAATAATGGCAAATCCAAACTATGCTAGTTTACTGGCTCAGATTGCAGTAGAAACCGATCCAGGAATTAAAGCAAGTTTGATAGCTCAGACCTATGTGTTTAACACAGCACTAACCGAAGCTGAAATAGAGCTGTTTGAGTATACAACATCTAATTACATCGAAGACAATCCTGGTGTAGTTGGAAATTCTCTAAATTCATATGTGGGTAAATACTACAATGATAACGGAGAACAAACATAATGGCTGTAACAAAACGTTCTACTAAAGGTTCGGCGTTAACCTATACAGAAATGGATGATAATTTTGATGCTATTGCACCTCGCACAAGTGTAAGTGGTTCTGTACAAATTCCAATTGGTAGTACAGCAGAGCGTGATAGTTCTCCTACTTTAGGTTCTTTAAGATATAATAATACACTTAATTTATTTGAAGGGTATACTAGTGTAGGATGGGATCAACTTGCAGCTACTCAAGCAAGCGGCGAGATAAATCAAAATGCTTTTAGTACCTTTGCAGTTTCTGGGCAAACAAATATTGATGCAGATAGTAAAACAGATACAATCACTTTAGTAGCTGGAACAAACATCTCTATCTCAACAGATTCTGCAACCGATAGTATAACAATCACAAATGGTTTTACACAAGATTTTGCATTCAGTAGTCTCACAGGAGTTCCTACGGATGTAAGTGCATTTACAAATGATGCTAACTATATTAATTTAACAGAGATTAGTGTAACAACAAATGCAGTAGGAACAGCAGCGTTATCCTACGACAACACTACTGGCGAATTTGATTACACTCCGCCCGATCTAAGTAGTTATTTAACTAGTGTGGCTTTTGCCGATTTAACAAGCAAGCCCACAACTTTAGCAGGATTTGGTATCACTGACGGAGTTAATCAAGCAAATATCGATAGTGCTATTGCTAATGTAATTGATAGTGCTCCTGGTGCATTAAATACGTTAAATGAACTAGCAGCAGCATTAGGAGACGATCCAAATTTTGCAACTACAGTTATTGATAGGTTTAGTCGTATTGAAGATAATGTTTTTAACATTACAGCAGACGATTCTACTAGCATTAGTATTTCTCGAGGTGAAACATTTAGCATCAAAGGCGGAACTTCTATATCAACAACTAGTGATATAGAAGGTAACATTACTGTTAATTTTAGTAACCCAGGTTACATACAATTAAACAGTTTAAGTTTTATTGCTAGTGCAACCGCAAGTGGATCGGGCAGTGTATCTTATGACAACACTAATGGACAATTTCAATATACACCACCTGACTTGAGCAGCTATCTTACTAGTATAAATGGCGAAAATATAAGCCAGTTAACCAATGATAGCGGTTACATTACAAGCATATCAGGACTTAATAATAGCGATCTAACCAATGATGCAGGATTTATCACAACACCTGTTGCAAATGGCAGTAGTATTACCTTTGCTGATAATGGCAAACTAGCACTAGGTGCATCGGCAGATTTTGAAATATTTCATGATGGCACTGATAGTATTATAAAAGATACAGGAGCTGGCGACGGCTCTGGTACAACAAAAATTATATCCTCTACAACTATTGTCCAATCTTCAGGCGGAAGTAAATTTGCTCAGTTTAAAAGTTCAGCAAGTACATTATACTACGACAATAATGAACGATTAGCAACCAGCAACGATGGTGTTACAATTACTGGTAGTCTAAACGGACACACTCTTCCTACAGGTAGCGGAGGTACCTATGCCTTACTTTCTGATATTTCCGGCGGCGGTGGAGGAGGATATGCAGATGCAAGTGTAGATGCGCATTTAAATACTAGTACTGCAGGCTCAGGTGACGTTTTAGGTTGGGATCCAACTTTAAACAGTAACACCGGCGATTATATTTGGACAACAAAAGGAATCGCTAGTGTAGCTGCTGACATTACTCCACAATTAGGTGGTAACCTTGACGCACAAACATATGATATTACAAGTTTAGGCACAATTAATACTCATAGTATACCAGGTGGAACACCAGGAACCTTTGCATTAACAAGTGACATTATATTTACACCAAGTTCAACTGATACATTAATAAATAAAAGTGGTAACATTAGCCAGTGGACAAACGATAGTAACTATCTTACAAGTGTTGCATTTTCTGATCTAACAGGAACACCAACAACACTTGCCGGATATGGAATTACAGATGGCGGCAGCGGCGATGTTGTTGACGATACATCGCCACAATTAGGCGGTAATCTTGACATGCAAACTTATAGTCTTACTACCTCAACAACTAATGGCGATATTGATATTACTGCAAACGGTGGAGGCAGTATTAATTTAAAGTCTAATGTAACTGAATTTTTTAGCAGCGAAGGCGCAGTGCAATCAACAAAGCTTCTAGATACTAGTAGTGCAAATCATTTTTCTATAACATTAGTCGGCAGTACAACTTTCGTATTTCAAGGATATGCATCTGGAGTTGAGTCTTTTACATTATATCTAAATAGGAGCTCAAGTAATCCAACTTTTAGCATTACTTGGCCGTCTAGTGTATTATGGTCTGGTGGCGTTCAGCCTGACGTGCCAAATAATGGAGAACTGGACATTTATGTGTTTACTACATTCAATGGCACATCTTGGTTTGGGTTTCAAGCCGGAGACGCAATGGCATGATTATAACCAAAATGCTCATGGCAGCATCTGGCTCAACCGGATACAATAGCACTTATGCAATTGTTCCAACAGCTAACAATATCGATGAAGGAAGTGCATTAACGTTCAATGTGACTACAACTAATATATCTGATGGAACCGATCTATACTGGGAAGCAAGTAATCAAAGTGAGCTAGATGACACAGATGGAGTAATAACTATTAACAGTAATGCTGCTTCTTTTACAATTACTCCTACCGCAGACGCTAGTAGCTTTGATGATGATGCAGAAACTTTTAGAGTAGAACTATATACGTACATTCAAAATACACCAGGTACTGATGTTTTAGCAACATCAGTATCGGTTACTATTAATAATACAAGTGTTAATCCAAGACTATATAAAATTTCTACTATCGAGTATCCAAGTATCGGTGTAGGACCTCGACTACATGGCTTAGAAGCTACTGGATTAAAGAGTGTAGGGTCTGGCGGCCTTGGAGAGATCATTTACAATCCTAGTGTTATGCCAAACAATAGAGGATTTCTTGCATCTGCCTCTGCCAACAGCGGCAAACAGTATTATCAATCTAATTTTAGATTTTTTCCAGGCGATACTGATGCAGATCCTGACTGGCTACAAAATCGGCAAGGACTATTTGAATCACAACAACAACAACCCGTGGCTAGTCAGTCTGATATAGGAACACATACAATATATATTGATAGTACAACTATTATAACAGCTAAACTTGGTTCAACACGAAACTATATTAAAAAATACACTCTTAATACTGCATGGGATATTACATCAATTAACACTACACCCACACAGACAACTACTTTTGGTGGTTATGGAATTAGTATTTTTAGCAGCACATTAACATTATTAAAATTTAATAGTAACGGTACTGAATTAATAGTTGGTACAGATGGTACCGGCGGCGGACTATTTAAATATACATTAAGCACAGGCTACGATTTGACTACTATGTCTTCAACACCTACGCAATCAGATACTTCAAGTGAATTCTTTGGCGGTTATATCACCAATGACGGAACAAAAGTAGTTTATTGTAATGACATACAAGATTGGAATTTTAGAACAAGAACTATGAGTACAGGTTTTGATTTAAGCACACTATCAACAGAAACTGTAGTTAGTCACGATTTAGGTGATGTCCATGGAAGTAGATTAATGGTAGGAATGGCATGGAATGAAGAGTTAAATGGTGGTGTGCTTCCAAACGGCGATCCGGCAGGATCTATTTTTTATCTTATCAAAGGGTGGAGCACAGGCAATACACTACATATAGGCGCATTGAGCACACCTTATGATATGAGTACATTGACTTTCCTTCCTGCAAGAGGTGCAAACGAAGCGTTAGGTATAATGACCGGAACTAGGCAGACAAACCTACCAGCTTATTATTTAAACTCAAATGCTTTATTAATGGAAAATAATTTAAACTATAATTCTCCTTCTAGATATTTAAGTTTTTTCAAAGAATACGGCACGGGTACTTTGTTAAGAGAAACATGGAGCTTCAACCAAGACAATTTAGGCACCAGCGGCTTGTCAGATTTTGGTTATAAAGAAAACACCAGTCACAACAGCTGGCCTATGCATGGTATGACTAGTACTACAGATAAGAGGGCTGTTACAATTCAAACCGAAGGCACTGGACAATCCAGAGAGTACCACTTGACATATATATCAAGCGAACCTCCGTCTCCCTTTGCTCCTCTCGGTCCACCGTCTACAAGAAATATTACATCGTGGGTAGAAGATAATGGCCCAGCAGGTGATGCAACATTTAATAGAGCAGCAACGGATGTTATTGATCTTCGTTATAGACAAGATGCAGACGGTAATAATAATATTGACTATAAATTATTTGTATTGTTACGTGATTTTTCATCTCCAGAAATCTATTGGTTAAGACAAATGACTTCAACTAACTCTAGTGTAGAAAATGCAACAGGCGGATGGACTCTTGATACTGGAACTAGTGCGCAGTTTGTAATACCACGTGGAGGAACTCACGAAATACCAGTTGGCGACGATTATCAAATAAATGGCTTTGAGGTTAGTCACGACGGAAAATATATATTATTTGTAACTAATCAACGAAAGTTGCATTTGTTTGAAAATAGCACTCCGTGGGATTTAGGCGGTACTATCACAGCAATAGAAAGTGTAGACATTCCAATGATAGCAAATAACAAACCAGCTTCAATATGGTATAATGGATACGGAACAAAACTATACGTAGCAGACAAAACCGGAGTAGTATACGCATACAATATTGCACTACCTTGGTGATAAACTGGTTGACAACGCAGTCTCCTATGTTATAATAAAGCATAATTTAGGCAAATAGAGAGGCACACATGAAATTATATTTAGATATGGACGGAGTCATTGCTGACTTCTTCGGTGGTATTGAGCGTTTTTATAACATAGCACACTGGAAAGACTTACCAGATCGCGATAGCTCAATCATGGCACTTAAACACACAAACTTTTTTGATACACTTGAGCTGTTTCCAACAAGTCAAGAACTAGTTGATCACTGTAGAGAACTTGCAGGTGACGAGTATGGCATTTGTTCAAGTCCGTTACGTGGAGACAAAGACAACAGTTCGTATCATAAACGTGTATGGCTAACTAGATACGGATTCATGCCGCAAATACATAATCTTATTTTTACTGGGGCTAAAGAAGCATATGCAGTTGATAAAATTACAGGAGAACCAAATATTTTAGTTGATGACAAACCTAGCAACATTGATCGTTGGCGCAACAAAGGCGGTATTGGTATTAGGTATCAAGCAAACCAAGACAGCTTGTTGGACCTAAAGGTTAATCTTAGCAATGCATATACAGGCAAGTAATGGAAAAGAAAAGTCTACACGAAGAGCTTATGCTGGCTGTTGATATCTATATCAAAGAAAGTGAAAAGTTTGAAAGCGGAGTAAAAGCCTCTGCTGTTCGTGCTAGGCAAGCCTTGACTGAAATGAAAGATTTAATATCAGATCGTCGTAAAGAAATTCAAGACAAGAAACGTGATATGTAATAAATAACAGTAGAGGAATTGATAAAATGAACACACTAGCTGATTTAAAAAAATACATTATGAGTAACTATGGCATC